ATTACTCAGGTCGCGGACTACGGGCGCTGCCAGGGCGCCGATTGCTGCACCGACAGCGAAGCTCTGCACTCCAAGGGCCACGCGACGGTTGGTGGCCGTTACCAGGGAGATTGCGGTCTGATCGGGGGAGGTGAACCACTGCAGCACATGCGCTGTGGTCGCTACTGCCGCGCCAGCATTGAAGGTGTCGATCTCAACGCCGGTACAGACGAAGCTGTAAGGTGCGGGGACAGTGAAGCCAAACAGCGCAAAATCAGTTTCTGCACCAGCTACTGCTGCAAACTGAAACTGACCGCCGAGAGTGGTGTAACCAGCGGCGGTGTTGCTGAGGGTGGCGTTGGTTGGAGCTGCGCTGTTTGCGTAGTTTGCGGTCTGCGCGAACGTCGTCGGGTTGGTCTCTCCTCCGAACCCGCTCAGCGCTGAGATGTGAGTCCACGGCTTGTTCTGGGCCGTGTCCAGCATCATCACGTCCATCGAGGCCAGGATCAGCGTCGGCGCGAAAGCGGGAGCCGTGACGTTGTTGAGACGAGCGAATACAGGCAGACGCGAGGAGTTCCAGAGTCTGACTTGGGTCGTAGCAAGTTGGATCCGACGCTCGGCAATACTTGCGCCAGTTGTCGTGTCCTGAATAATGTAGAAAGCCTCGTCGTCATCAAGAATGATGTCCCAGACGTAGTAGTTGTTCTGCCAGCCGGACGGCATTGTGACCGCACCGCCGGTGATGTCTACGCCGTTGAAGGTCAGAACTGGTTGGACGACACCGCCCGTTGTGATTTGCCAGTAGGCACCAATCGTGGGGGATGCCGTTTGGCTAGCGGGGTTGCCGAAGCCGAGTTCGATGACGGCGTTGGTGACGTGACCGGCGCGGGCGCGGAACTTGCAGTGCAGTGGAGCACGCTGCAGCTTGGCGAATTGGCGGTTGCTTGTCAGTAAGGCTGCCGAAGCAGCTGCGGCGTTGTTGGCGCTGTTGAAGTTCAGACCGCCTGCAGCAGTCTGCGCTTGCGTGAATGTAGTAGTTGCAACTGTGACTCGGTTGGGGCTACTGACAGTTGCACCTTCAAAGGGTTCGTGCAGCAGTAGGTTTACCGTGCCGGGGACCATGTTCCCCAGGCGGTCTACCCGCAACGGTCGGTAGGTGTCGTCGTTGATGCCACCAACGGGCAGATGACCGTCAGACGAGCCACGTCCCTCGCCGCTGGTCTTGGGAACGGTCGTGCCATCCGCCGCCACCAGCATCGAAGCCAGGCCCTTGGAGGTGTTGAAGATGCGGGCAAGGATTCCGCCCGAGGTTCCGTCTTGGAGGACTGCCATTGGTCTAAATCAGGAGAGAAGGAGCAGAAAGGATCGAGTGCCCGCCACAGGCCCCGGAAAAGCCGTGACCCAGGCCTGAATTGTGTCGGTTGCGGTTACGCGGGCGGCGCAGGTGAAACCATCGAATTCAAGTTCATCACCATTATTACCCGATGCAACCATCATCACGCTTTGTCCAACTGTTGCGGGAATCGAAGTAATTATAAATTGAGTTGACCACTGTGGATTGCTACCAAAATCAAGGGTAACGCTGTTAATTACAAGCCCACTTCCTGATCCCCATGTTGGAGGTACGCCAGGGCCTGCGGATTGCAGAACTTGGCCAGCAGCTCCAGGGCTACCGCTTACTTCAAGCGGGCCGCGTAAATTAGCACCAGTAAGTAATTCGCGTGTCATCAGCCAATCACAACGACGCGATAAGCGTTAGAGGTGGGCGCAGTGGCAAACACAATCGTCAAGGTGTTGATCGTGGCGTGAGTAATATCAGTGATCACTTCTTCGCCATTGCTGTTGCTGAAAATAGCAACAGTGACATCAAGAGTGGCGAGGTTATGAGTAATTGTGTAGCTTGTGTTTGTGCCGTCGCCAATGCCGACCGCGTACTTTTTGATACGGCCACTCCAGTTTGCAAGCTTGAGAGGCGTGATAAGACGGCTGTCGTCAGTACCAGTATTGACCTCGGCTTGTGTTGCAATTTCAGCGATGCCAGCAGTCGTCTCAGAGGCTGCTGGTGCGGCTGACCCAAATGTAACCCAACTGATATTGCTGCTATCAATTGTGCCATTGATTTGGTCTTGGCGATAGCTTGTGCTAGCGCTTGTGCCTTCCTCCACCGTTGTTACGGCCTGCTCCAGCTCCGCAAAGGTGCTGGCGTCGAGCGCCCGCGTCATGGCAACGGCAGCGCCATTCCAGACATAGATGCCGTTCTGAGAAGCGACGCTCTGCGAGCGCACCAGCACGCGATCCTGTGACGCCATCGTGACGCCATCAATGGAGGCGCCGGGGCTCGCCAGGTTCAGGTTGGCCTGTGTGGAGACGCGGCAGCTGTCTTTCCAAGCAAGGCCTTCTACCAGGCTGTCAACGTATGCCTTTGAGGCTGCATCGCCAGAATTACTGGGCGAGGGTAGATTCGTGACCTTGCTGACCGACTGAAAATCAAAGTCGGTAAAAATCTTCTTTGCCATGTCAGACCAGCCTTGCGAAGCCAGCGATGGGGACTGCGAACAGAATACTGGTGGTGTTCAGGCTTGGATGCGAGATCAATCCTTCTATCTCCTGACTTCCAGCGTCAAACATTTGAACGACCGGCTTAAATCCTAAATTGTGATTTATCAGCCAGGTTGTAGATGGACTTCCTTGCGTAAAAAGGAACCCGGCTCCAGCTGGGCCTTGTGGCCCTTGTGCGCCAGGTGTAATTACCGTTACAACAATGCCTTCGCTGCTATCTGTAGCAACAATAGTTTGTGTTACAGCTTCAACGTTTACGATTGTCATGTCGTGTACCCCTGAGAAACGTAAATTGTCCCTCCAAGGTAATATTCTTTTAGATTTGATGGATTTGTTAGCAACACGTCATAGTAAACTTCATCAGGAAATGTGGCTGTTTGAGTTTCCGTAAAACTTAGCTTGACTTTGCCGATTGATCTATCTGTATATTGGACCGCAAAATCTGCGTACTTTACAGTACGATCCTTGTTCCAAGCTTCTGCATCAACTACCCAACCGGTCAGGTTGATTGGAGTCCCCGTGCCACCTTTGAACTGCAGCATTAGGCTGTAGTCCGCCCGACGCTTCAGGGGAAAGTTGTAAGTGCCGGGTGTGACTGCCATGGATGCAGCCTAGCGTCCCTGGCCACACATTTTCTTGCGACCATGACTGGGCTTGCTGTGCTTCCCTTGGCCTTGCCGGGTCATCTTCGGCTTGCCAGGTTGATGGTCAACGCGGCCAGTGCCGGTTTTGCTTTTGACGGTCATCGACAGATCACAGCTGTCTAGATATTAGGTTGTCCCGTAGCCCGCAGCAACATAGTCGGCCTCGACATATGGACCGAGGGTATATTCTGCGCGAGCCGCTCTGCTTAAGCCGGAGCTGGGAGAAACGCTGAATACTTGTATGTGGTGTTTCCCAGGCACAGGATTTTCAACATCAAAAACAAACCCTTGAACATCAGCGGTTGTAAATATGTCTTCGTCTGCGCGATATTTTACCCTAAACTGTCCTATGCCAATAGGCGCAGTCCAGAAAAATGTAAGTTTTTTAACAATAGTACCGTTGCGGTTGATGTCGATTTCTGTGCCACGTACATTTTGTGGCGCTCCAGGCAGTGCGTTAAGCTGAAAACCCTGCCTGGGGGCAATCGGAATATCCGCTTCAACGTAATCATATTTTGCTGGATTATAGGCCACTGCGGTTATAGAATATTGCGCGCGATCGTCTTCTTTTATACTAAGTACGCGCCATAGCGTTGTTTCTACGATTTCATTTTCAAGCGCCCAAAGTGAATTTACGTTTGGCGCGGCACTGAATGGCTGCGATACGGTAATTACTCCGTCTAGAATTGACTCAACTTGGCGGGACTCAAGCACTCCATCTGGAAGAATTACTGATACAAGTGAGCTTGCTGGTGCTCCGCCAAGGTCCGTACCTGTTGTAGTGTCAACCGTAATTTGCGTGGCTGTTGACGCGGCGATACGTCCAGCACGCCTTGAACCGGAATAGAGTGGATCAGAAATTTTTATGATTTGCCCAGGACGTATTTTCTGTCCAGCTTCTAAGCCGGATTGGAACGTCACAACATTTTTTTCGTAACGCTCTGTGTAAATAAGCCAGCGGCCCAGCCTACGCGCCTGCCCTCTGCTTGTGCAGCCAAAAGCGCTAATTTCTGTTTTTATTACACCGTATTTATCAATAAGCTCGGGATCCTCCTCTACCTCATACGCAATATCGCGTGTTTCAATGTCGAGATAGCTGACTACGGCTACGTTTGGGCGCGTCTTGAGGCTTGAATTGCTATAAGCAAATCCTTCTTCAGAAACATTGGCCAATGTAAATAGATACGCCGGATCAGATGGTCTATCCTGAACAATAGTAAGAGCACCGGCACTCCAGAACCCTTGACAACGCATTACAGATAGCAAGTCATTTACTGTTTTGTAGGCGTCTTCTGATATTTGTATATTTGCATTGCAAGAAAAGCGGGCTTCTTGCCCACCAAAGCCGTCAGGAACCAACTGATTGGAATATTTTGATGCAGCAAAGAAAGCCCATTTATCCAAATTCGCGGCCTTAATGTGATCGCCAAAACCATAGCGGCTTTCCGTTAAAACATCCCACAGGATCCAGGCTGGGCAGGATGTCCAAACTGCCGGTCCCAATGTGCCATCCCAAACAAAATTGAGCGGGTAAACAATGCGTCCTGTTTCTTGATCAACTTCAACACCCTTCGGGATTCGTACCTTGATTCCCTTGACCAAGTAACTGCGTTGCGGAATAGAATTAAATTGTTGAGCGTTGACACGAAAAGCAACAAGAGCGCTATTTGGGTAACGTGGTTTTGAATAAATAATCTCTGTGTAGCTGATCCATATTGTTTTGTTGCTTAAAAGTTGATCCGTGCTATCGTCGGTTACACGTAAAACTTTTATGTCTACAGTTGCTCCAGAAGCGCGTTGCGGTAGCTGCACTAGATACTGCTTCCGGTACTCATCTGGCGTTCTGCCAGATATTGTATCGTCTATACTTTCTGCAAAGCCACCGCCGTCATACTGCACAAATATCTTTAGCTGCACTGCCGTTCCTTTTGTGTCGCCCGTTTCGTTATCAATACGCTGCAACGACGGTATGGCTATCGTGATCCTTACTGCATCTACTTCAGAATCTGTAATGCTTCTTACAATAGGAAAGTTTTTAAGTATCTCAGTGTTTACTGGCTTTTCGTCTTCAATAGTCCCACTTCCCAATGGAATCCAACTTTGGGTTTGAGTGCCAACACGTTGATATACTTTTACATCCTGGAAATTATACGTTCCGTCTGAATTTTGTAGTTGAGTATTATTGAGAAAAATAGATTGATAGCCATCCACCAGACCCTTTATTTCTCCTTCTGAAATTAGATCAACCAGATAGGCGTATTGCGTTGAATTTAGGCTGTCTTCGTCTGTTATCGGCTTGCGTGGAGCCGGTGCGTTTCCCTTGCCGCCTGCACCGGAAATAATAGTATTTTTTTGCCGTTCAGGAAAAGGAGAAGACATTAGATCACCATTTGTCGGCTGGGCACTTTGCACCATTAAACCAGACCTTGATGCGCATAAAGCAGCCGCACATGCTACACCGCCCAGTAGCTTCAGAAAAGTTTTTGCAGGTAGCGCAAACAGCTAAGCGTGTACTTGCTAGATGCTGCCGATTGGGAGACAAGGTGTGGTTCATAGAGCACTGCCTATGGAATTTTTGGACCCTGCCCATCAGCATAACCGTCCCATAGGGTTTCCAATTCTATAACCTCGACAGTCGTTTCGCCGTCCTGACTAAATTCAAATCCAAAGGGTGCGCCAATGCTGTAAGGCTCTTCTGGGCTTACCCCACCAACCCATTGCCCGAAAACCGCAAATATAGTATTATCGGACTTTCTGATGCCCCACAATGCGGCCAAAACCCCACCCATGCTACCAGATGCAACTCTGATTGTTGAGCCACCGAACCAAGCCTGAGATTTAGGGCTAGAGGCAGTCGGAGGATCATTGAACGGAGTGTACCAGTACGGGTAACCAGATGCTGTTGGAAACCACTCACTAACATAGTCCAGTCTTCTTGCCCGCCAGTACCTGAAGTTACTTGTATAGACTTGTACTACCGTGGGAGGTGTCGTGATTGTAGTGCCATCATTACATTTAATCATAGCAAAAACCGTTTTACCTCCATCTAACGCTGAAGGGTAAAAAGCCTCACCTCTTTGACCGCTGTCGGCGCCGTTAAGAAACCATATTATTTCATTAACTATACATATGTCTGATGGAACAGTAAGGAAGCTAAAATCATCAGCATATGTTATCTCTATTGGACCTGCGCCACCCCCGAGGTCTTCTATTTCATTCCCAATGCCTGCGGAAATAACGACACTGCCGACTAGCGTTTTACCGTAAACAAGTGGCACCGGTGTGCCTGCGCGACTGGTTTGTTGTATGCCAGAAAAGTTGTAACTCTTTTTTATGTCGGAGGTAGAATTTTCGCCTTGCCCTACTCTTGGGACTGGGGTAATGAGTTGAGCCACGCCGCCAAGCACTAGGCTTGCGCCAAGTCCGAAAAGAATAGGTGCCACAAATGGTACGAAAAATGATATAGCTATAAGCGCAATTCCAGCCAAAATGCGTCCAACGGCGCCAGAGCCTTCGATAACTGGAACGATTTTTATTGCTTCTACATTTGTTATATCATGTAGTTCATCTGCTGCCAATGATGTATGTGTAATTACTCTGTAATGCTTGTCGGCCATGTGCTGCTCAAGCCCTTCAAAATTCGCCACAAGAAAGCGCACGGCCTCAGCCGCTGTGCTTATATCAGCCTCCAGAACTCTTGAGCCTACAAATTTTGCAAGGCTGCCATAAAGCCTAATCTTGCGAAGCATGACGCAACCTCCTTCCAGTGCATTTTAGGAGCCAACCCCCGTAAATATCACGACTGCTAAGCCTACTGCGTAAATGGTGAAGTATCATACCGTCTCCAATATATACGCCGCAATGGTTCAATCCTGTGTCTGATTGAATCGACATAAGCAGAGCATCCCCTGGCCGCAATTCTTCGTCATCATTCAGTTCCCTGAATCCGGCCGCAGGCCAGCAGGAGTCAAACATGGGGGCCTTGATGAAATCCATTGGATTCACGGGCCGATCCCAGTCAGGAAGCTCGATGCCCTGTTCTCCGTACCAGTCACGGACCAGTGTCCAGCAGTCCTGCACGCTCCACACCCATTCTCTGCCGACCAAAGGAGACATGTAGCCACATGGCGTATAAGTAGACCAAAACGAAGTCTGTGGATTGACTATGTGCCACGGCAGGTCAGTCTTTTCTGCTGCAACCTTGTCGGCGTTACTGGCTACTGCCGACATTGTTGGATGACTATGAACTATGGCCATAATCTCACCTGCCTGCTCTGCCTGCGCGTAATCATCTGGATTTATGGTAAACATCTGCTCTGGATACACCGATATATTCTTGCACGGCCAGTACACTTCTTCTCCTTTTATGATGACAACAAGTCCGCACGATTCGGTTGGATATGCAGATTTTGCATGGTTTAACGCTTTTTCTTGCCAGCTCATACAAAAAATGTCCCGATACCAGGGAAGCCGCCGAACGGCAGCTCGGTGTATTGTCCGAATCTTAGCTCACATCCAGAAAGCTGCTTGCTGCATACATCCAAGGCGGCCGAGGTGACCTCTTCATCTTTTTCATTGAAAAAGTCAGTACCGCTGTACCCACATTCGGCGGATCTATACACCCATTGACAGCGTGTAACGCACTGCCGCTTTGGCACTCGTACCCCGACAAGATCAAAAGCACTTGCAAGCTCATACTCAATTGCTACGCGAGTTTCCGATGATTTTCTGTCTACATAGTAAATCTCTGGCTCCCATGAGGCCGTTGGATCGGCCTCGGGATTCGTGTTAGATGGAAAATTCGCAGCATCCAAAAAACGCGCCAAAGTGCGTATGCGCACTACCCTGGCTCCCTCTAAACCATCGGGCAAAGAAAGAATGAGATTGGTTATCGTACCGAGAATGTTGGCTATGCGAATCTTTGGTCGTGGCAGGGATCCCTGTCCGTCCCATTCAAAGCCATCAGCTTCTATTGGAATGGCCGCGTATGTATTACCCTGCCAAATTACATTAGTATCTAGCTGATTGGTGCCCGCATGAAAATACAAAGTCTGGAGCAGTCCGTGCTGTTTAATATTTAGAATAAGCTGAAACAGCTCAATTACCGCACTCGGAGAAACATCCTGAAGCGCAGATGTTAGGGATGGACCGGTATCGACGTATCCAAATACGCAATACTCAGATACAACGTAATCCATGTATTATGTAATAGTTGCTTTGATTACTGCAAATCCAATTAGAAGTGTTTCTGAAAGCGAGCTGTCTGTGATGTTTCGGATTGCGATCGTGGCAGCACCGGCACCGGCCCTAGCACTTAAAACATAGTTGCCAAACGTACCAAATGATACGTGATTCAGCACAATAATATCTGTTGCCGTAATTGTACTATTCGTAAGAGTAAAAGTAGCTACAGTATTGGCGGCCAAAGCTGAGCCATTTACTGTAATTTGCCCGCATTTTTTGTTAAGCGTTACGGAAGTTGTTTTATCGGTTGTTTGGGTTACCGACCCGCCTTCCCCTATAACGTATCCAGCCTTGTCAATATTTAAGTTGACAAAATTGCTATCAAGCTCTGTGTGCGTAAGCGGTACGCCCTTGCCGGAACGGGTTACGATGGTGCTCATTAGTTTTGCAGGGTGATAATGTTCTGTGCGACCGAGAAGGTTGCGGTGGAAGACACTACGTTTGATCCGAAGTCATCGTAGACCACCAGGCGGTCGCTGGATGCAGTGCCAGTAGACTGATAGATTACAGCTGCGCGAGCTGTAATTGTGCTAGTGGGCCAGTCCGTGACCGCAAACGTAAACGTAACTTTGTCGTTGGCAGTATCTTTAACTACGGTGCAGGCACAGGTTGTCCCACCAGCGCTATAACCAGTTCCGATTACTTCGTTGGTTACATCGCTTCTTTTTGTATGAGTGTCCTTATCTGGAACATAGGAACTCGTCACAAGCATCATCTTAAATGTATTGCCATCCATGTCGATGAGCCCCCTGGCGAGGTCATCCGAGAACGAGTTGAAAATGAGTGAGGCCATTAGCTGCAGGATCTTTGCGGCAGTCTAAACGCTGAACAGGCAGTAGAGACCGATCAACGCGAACGCAAGGGCTGGGCGTGCTCAGCTGGCATGATGCCCCACTTGAATGCCAGCCACGTTTGCAATGAGTCTCGATCAGTGCTGTTTAGCACAAAAGAGAAAACGATGTATTCGCCAATCAAGCCACACCAGCCGCGATTAAGACTTGAGTAGCCACGATCATTGCCGATTTCAAACCCGCCAGTTGTGTTAAACGTAGCGCTGGAGGAATTATTAATGCGCATGATCGCAGGGTTGTCAATGGAGGGCGAAGTGAACAGGCTGGAGTATCTATTGCTGGTACCGCCATAAAGCGGATGCGGTGCGGCAGGGGTGCTGGGGTAGCTTGGCAGTGGGAGTAGAGCATGATCATGCGCGGGATTAACTAATCGCTACCTTATTTGTTACATAGAGAGTGTCTTGGGTCACTACATTGAGACTTGTTCCGACTGTTATGGTTGCCAGGCTGACAAAGTTTGCGTTGCTTTCGTTTGATGCGTTGAAATTAAACGATGCCGGGAATCTGGGGCCATACAATCCACCGCCATAGGTCACAAAGATGCGAATGTGCGTAGGCGACGCTACGGCAGAGCCCATGTCGAAAGTAATGGTTGCTGAGCTTCGGATCCCGCTCCAGGATGTTCTGTAGTTTCGATCGTTCGTGGTTCCATCAACGATGCCGCTATAGACTCCACCATCCCAAGTAAAGCTGCCAGTTGCTGTTACGCCTGTGATTACCGTGTTATTGTTGTAAAGTTCAACCTCTGCGATTTCGATGGTGTCTGCGTTTAGTGATGTGTTTGCAAATGTATCTAGCCTGTAATACCTGTAGAGTTCTGATGGTGATGCTGGCCAAAGCCCGGCACGCCTGGCCAGGTTCTGTTCCTCCAGCATCCAGATGCCTGAGGCCGCAGACAGGCTGGTGTTGCGCTTGGCGCCGGAGAGGCCGCCGTTGGTGGCGAAGACAGGAGACATGGCTAGGCGGTGGCGGGTGGCTGCGGCCAGGTGATGTCGAATGGATTGGCAGCATCGGCCAGGTCGCGCAAGTCCTGGCGGTAGGTCGCCCAGGCATCACGATCGGCGCCGAGGTCGTAGTCGGTGATCTGCGTCCAGTCGCAAGACTGCAGCAGCTCGATGCGCTGCTGGCGGATCTTGGCGTGCTGCGTTTGCAGCTCATCGAAGCTGTAGGGGCGCACCAGGAACTGCGTGCCGTCCCAGTCGATGGTCTCCAGCTTCGGGTTGCACTCGGGGCGCTCGTAAGGGCCGCTGTAACCGGCACGCACCAGTTCGTCAGGCGTGAAGGTGCTGCTGTCGGTGCGGGTGCTGCCGTCCGCAAAGCGGATGCGGTGCGGCAGGGGTGCTGGGGTAGCTTGGCAGTGGGAGTAGAGCATGATCAAAGAGCCACCTTGCTGCTGGCGTAGATCGCACCACTAACAAGAGACAAAGTTCCCACGGTCACTGTGGCAACGGTTGCGTAAGTCACATTGTCAGCTGAGGTTTGTAGGTCAAAAGATGCAGGAAAGCGAGGTTGAGTAAATAAACTAAAAATCTTTATGTGACTTACGGTTTTAGTTGAGCCGAGATCCAGTGTAATCGTTGCTGTTGATCGTATGCTGCTCCAGCTCGTTGTGTACGACCGAGTTGCATCCAGGATGCCATCAACCAAAAAGCTATCTTGACCACTATCCCATGTAATGTTGGTAGTGCATGTAATTCCAGTGTGTTTAGTTTCTTGATCGTAAAGCTCGATTTCACCGAAATCTAACGCATTAGCATCAAGCGCGGTATTGGCAAAGTTTGCCAGCCGAAAGTATCTTGCTTCCTTTGGCCCTGCAGGGACTGTCCAAATCCCCGCCCGCTGTGCAACGCTTTGCTCATTCTGAAACCACAGACCAGACGCTGTGCCGGTTGTCGGTGTGCGCCGGACGCCCATTAAGCCACCGTTGAAGCCAAGCATCAGCTGATGTCCTCGTAGGAGATGACCAGCTCCAGGTCGTTGGCAGCACTGGCCTGTGCGCGGAGGCTGTGGCCTTCCTCCAGGTAGATGTACGCCTCGCGTGTCACGAGGACTTGAGTGGCATCAGCTGGCACGGTGATCGTCTTGCCAATGGCAAACCCCGTGGTGCCGTTGTAATGCTCCAGGCTGATGTCGGCTGTTGCGGCGCCATCCACGTTGGCGCAGTACACCGAGTTGATTTTCAGCACCTTGCCGCTGCTGGCGCCATTGCTCAGCGCTGCAGCCATTGATGTGGTGACGGCATAGCCGACCGTCTTGCCGGTGACGGTCGTGACGGAGCTGCCAGATTTAATGTTGGGAGCTGCCATGTTAGGTACGAAAGAAGGTGAAGGTTGACGGGTGCGAACTCAGCCTAGCAGTAGCTTACGTGGATTCTTCAAATATGAGTGGCGGATCCTCTGTCCACGACTGCCACCTGTTCCAGTACGCGGCACCATCAACAGCGGCGGGAGTAGTGGGTTCGTCTTCGTAAAGAAGAATCTGCTCATCGGCTTCGCTGTATCTCCACTCCTGCCAGAATGTAGAGCCGTCTCCTGTCGGTACACCACCGCTACTGCCGGTTGCAGCACCAGATGCAAGTGTTAATGTAATTTGCAGGTTAGTCCCAGGCCCATTTCCGGGTACAAATGCTTCGCCCGGCGCAAACGCTAATGCAATTTGCAGATTGGCGCCTGGCGCGTATCCGGGCGGTATTGCGGCCCCCTGTATAAGTGATACAGAAATCCGTAGGTTGACGCCAGGAGCAAATGCCGGAGTACCGGCGGAGCCAGATACAAATGCCAGCGAAATCTGTGAACTAGAGCCGGGCGCATACCCCGGATAAATCGCTGCGCCAGGTGTGTACATAAGGCCAATAAATTGGCTGGAGCCTCTGGCGTAGCCGTAGATCAGTGGGGATGGGGGCTCAAATACCTGCTTAAATGTTACATCAATCCTGCTTCGATCAATATCGAACAATTCCCGCGTCCAAGAAGAGCAGATCCATCTGTAAGATGTTGGCGAATCTGGCGGCGTCCAATCGAATGGTTGGCAATCGAGCGCTCTTGCGTTCAGAAATGACTCAATCGCATCGGCATCTTGCTCTGAAACATTAAAAGATAGCGACCATTCCTTTGGATTTTGATTAAAGCCAAAGTTGACGCGCTGTTGATAGCCATCGCCAAAGCGAGTTTTTGTAGTCAGCGGCTCTGATTTTTTTGAGGCCGAATATGTTGGATTGTAAGGGGGAAAGTAAATTGCCATTATTTATCCCAGATCGAACGTCTGCTCAAAAGTTGCACTTATTCTACTGTAGCCAACTTCAAACAGTTCTCTAGACCAGCCGCTGCATACCCATTTGTATGAAATCTGGGAATCTGGCGGTGCCCAGTCAAACGAATCGCAATCTGCTGCTCGCGCATCAAGAAATGCTTCTACCGTATTCGCATCCTCATCCGCAAGAATAAAAGACAGTGACCATTCCTTTGGATTTTGATTGATCCCAACGATCGTGCGCTGCTGATAGCCGCCCGCAAATTCAGCAGTTCGCACCGCCGGTTCGGACTTCTTTGTTGCGGAGTAAACAGGTTTGTAGGCTGGAAAACTGGCCATTACCTTGCAAGAATGCCTCCGGGCCTTTGTTGTTTGATCAGTTCCTGTTGAACTGCCGCAGAGACAATGCGCCCGAGCTGGCCAGCTTGCTGGTCGTCACCCTGCACCTTGGAGCCGCTTGCATCGACGTTAACGGTCACGTTGTTGGTTATGCCACCACCACCAGAAACGCTCGCATCGACGCCTAGGCGGCCCCCTGGACCCCTGCTAAGAGGCAGGATGGCCTCTGGGCCAGCTTCGCCCATGAGGCCGGTCTGCATGGCCCCACCATCCGCAAACTTGAAGAGAGTGGGTGAGGAAACTATGCCACCCATTGCAAATGGAATCAGGCTGCCATTTGTGAATACACCGCCATTCGCGAATGTGTACTGAGCCGCCCCAAGATTAAAATTACCGACAACACCCGTTACGCCTGCACCAGCAGCACCGGCAGCACCGGCGCCACCAAACAAGCCACCAAGTAGCTGCTTGTAAATAAACATTTGCACCATATTTGCAATCATTTGCGCCGCCATATCCGCAAAGCTGTTTGCGAGGCCCTGGAAGAACCCGGCAAGTATTTCTTGCGTCGATGCAGTACCGGCAGAAATTTGACGGAAAGCATTGCCAAAGGCATCGCCAATGGAATTTGCCGCCGTAACGCCAATATTTTCCCAAGTTGCAACCTGCTGAAGAGCTGTGGCCGCCTGGTTGTACGCCTCAAGCATTTGATTGCCATAGGCTGTTTGATTTTTTTGTGTTTCGTTTGCAATCTGCTTTGCTTTTTCCAGGTCTCCACTTGCACGCATTTCTGCCTCAAATGCAGCAGCTGCTTCACCTATGTAACCGGACCTGACTCCAATATTCCTAAATATTCCTTCTGACTTAACAGCAGCCATTTGTATTTCAAATCGCTTTTGCTGCGTTAAGTTAAGCGCTTCTCTGTCAAGATCAACCTGCTGTTTTTGTATTGCAAGGCCCGCAGCAAGCGACTGCTCCAATTGCTGCTTTGCCTCTCCCGTCAACTTCGTGGTAGCAAGTATTTTTCTGTCTTCTTCCGCTCTCAGTTCAATCCTTGTAAGAATATCGGCCTCAAGCTGAACCCTCTCTTGCAGTTCCTGGCTGCCTGCGCGAACAACAGTTATTTCATTCTTAAGCAATGCAATTGCATCGTTGCGCTGCTTCAGCCCAATCTCTCCTCTCGCGATTTCGCTAAGTCGCTGCAGTGCATTTTTTTCGCCAAGCTTATTCAGCTGTTCTTCAAGCTGAACACTTCGCCTCCTGATTTTTTCATCTTGAGCGGTGAGCCCTCTCATTGTTGCGCCAGTATCGCCAGCGCTGGCCATTGGAACGACCGGCCTGTTCCGCACTTGCGATTGCGCACTTTGATACTGAGGGACAATGCTGCCGGGGGAGAGTGGAGTAATAGGCCTGCCGGTTTCCCATGCTTTTGTAAGCGTGTCAAGCGCCGCCCAGGCATCGGAAGTCGAAGCACCGCGACGCGGGTTTACGTGAGTTGTTACATGAGTGCCAAAAGTCCTGCCGGTTATACCCTGAGTCCCAAGTGATGTACCCGCCGGAACCTGCATTCCCTTGGCAACATCGACGCGATCAAAATGTCCAAGCAGCAGTTCATAGTTCTTGCCGCCAAGCGAGAATTCCCCAGTAATCCAATTTCCGTATCCTTTTCCAGTTGATCCCGCGCCACGTCCCTGGAATCCAGTCCCGGTAATCGTTAGTGCAATTGGTGATTTAACAGAGGCGCCTCGCCCACCGGGCATAGTGATGTCCCAGCCAGTTCTCTCTGCGTCTCGGTCTCTTGTCCTTGAGGTTCTTGCGCCGCCGGGAAAACCACCGGAAGAGGCGGCGCCGCCAGGGCCGTAATAGGAGCGGCCATCTGGAGACACTTGACCGGTGCCAGGAGCGCCAGCCGCAGCAGCCTGAGCAGCGTTGGTGATCCTGCGCTGATCTTCTATCTTGCGCTCAATTTCAAGCCGATAATCGGCCACCTGCATTTCGTAGTTAAGCGTTGCACGACGAATATTGTCAATATCGCGAGAAAGCTGGAAAATATAGTTTTCTGTATCTCGCTTTTGCTTGGCAATATCGAGTTCAAGATTGCGTTTTTTGGCTTCAATGTCAGCTTCGCCCTGCTTTTTAACTTTAATGAATTCA